TGTGTGCGCAGGACCTAATCACCATGGAGGGGCTGAGAAAGTTGAACACGCTGATTTGGAAGTACACAACGGTGCATGACGGAGGATAACACATGGATATTGCCGGAAGAAAAGTTGTCAAAACGAGGGTTGACCATGTTTGCTTTGGGTGTGGGCGAAAATTTTGCCGAGGGACTATGATGGAACGCAGTTGTGTTTTTGATGGAACTCCGTGGACGTGTTATCTATGTGAGAGTTGCCAAAAAGCCTCTGCGGAGCTGGGCTGGCAGGATGAGTATGGATTCGGAGACCTTCGTGAACGTGCGCTTGAGATAGAGAAGGCCAAGATGGACGGAGGTGCTGACCATGAGGCTGGTTGATGTTGATGAAGCATTGAGACTGTTTGGCGAAGAATACGAGAAAACGAAAGAATTGATACACAACGGTGAATCTCAGCTTGATAGCCTTGCCGAGGGATTTACAGAAGCACATCACATAATCAAGTATGTTCTTCCAACCGTTGATGCAGTGCCCGTGGTGCGGTGCAAGGACTGTAAGCACTTGTGCGTGTGGAATCGAAAAGATATATACGCATTTTGCCCCAAAACAAACATCGTGTTTTTGCCATTTGATAAGGACACAAGGACATTCTTTTGTAGCCTTGGCGAGAGAAAGGACGGCGGGGATGACCGTGACGCTTAGAGAAAAACTGATGCACTACACGCATGATCTCGACTGTGGTGCCGACCTAAAGCAAGAAGCTATTGCGACCATCGAACATATCGCACAATACATGGACGAAGATGAACTATTGCATCATAGCCGGCCCCTTGCTCTTGCCTATCTTGCTCTAACGGAAGATGCTTCTGTGCCGGTGGTGCATGGGCGGTGGGAAATGAGGCCCACTGGGATGGTGACCGATACCGGCCCGGAATACAAGGCGTACTGTACTGTTTGTAATGAGCCAAACAAGCAGTATCGGCCGCCATTCTGCCCCCACTGCGGGGCCAAGATGGACGGCAAGAGAAAGGATGGCGGGGATGGCTAAACAGTCCGGATACTTGCAACGGCGGGAGGCGGAGCTGGATGCCACCTTCAACGCCGGGGCGGCGATGGCGATGCAATTCGCCATGGATACCCTTCAGATGGCCCTCCACCAGACGGAGGGCTGGGGCTACGATCGGATCATGCGGATCACCCATAACTGGGTTGCCGTTCAGCGCGAGTACAAACCGGCGCTGGACTGCCGGAACCCGGAGGCAGACGTCCGACAGGAGCACATGGATCGGGTGCTTGCGGAGATCATCGGCGGGAAGGCGGAGCTGATCCGGTTCCCGGACAGATACAAGGATCTGAAAAAGATCAAATATGGGAGGTAACCTATGAGCTCTGACAAAAAAATCCTGAATATAGCCGAAATCGGGACTGTCCCGTATCTGGGGCTTCCAGAATGCAAAAATTGTTCTGAAAAGCGGTCGGAAGTGATTGAGCAGCGGATCTATTGCAACAGCTCAGCTGTTGTGACCGACACACACCTGCAATGCTCAAAGCTCCCGATTTGCCAGAACCTCAAAAGCCGTTGGCTGATAAACAATGGAGAGGAGTAAATTATGAGCGCACTGGCGTTTTTTTTAGTCTTGGTAGCACTGATCATTGATGCCGTATTGTTTTTTACTATAGGCGCGATTTATGGGCTTGCTGCCAGAATCAATCAACTTGAGAAAATCGGCTATAAAGTAACAAAAAACGATGAATGATCCATATGTATGCGTCAGGCAGCGGGCGGGGCCGTTGGTCAAAGCGCTGGTGACGGACAACTACGGATATCTCCGTCGCTACGGGCCGGGAGCGGTGCGGGGCCGGTGCGGGCCGGCCCTCAGCCGCACCACCGTTGACAAGTTGGAGCTGCGGCTTGCGCTTTTTGGCTATGACGGTATTTTTTACACGCTGACCTTTGACGATGACCATCTCCCGCCGGATCGGGCCGGGGTGGATCGGATCTGGGACGCATTTGCGAAGCGTCTCAGGCGGTGGAATCGCGGGCCGGTGGACTACTACGTTTACCGGGTGGAGGGCCTCCACGGTGACCACCGTTACCACATCCACGCATTTCTGCGTGACCAAGATTTCCCACCTGCCGTGGTGCAATACCTCTGGACCTGGGGCAATGCCTACGATGTGCGCTGGGACCGGGCGCGGGTGCTGTCAGAGGGCGGCTACCGTGGGCTGGCGATCTATTTCACCAAGGAGGTCCCGGAGGTGGGGCGCCACCCGTGGGGCTGCTCCAGGGCACTGAGTAAGTACCTTCCGCCTCCGGAGGTGACCACCTGCAAGAGCGGCATGGTGCGGCTGCCCAAGGGGGCTACGCCGCTGCCCATGCAGGGCCGGGACCGTCCTCAGCTGGGAGACTGGGGGCTGTATGGTTACAGCCGCTATTTGATGCCGGAGAAATAGCGCTTTTATTTTAATAACAAAGTTTAGTATTATCTATCTATAGATAGCGTATCCTCTTGAAACCTACGGAATATCTACGGACAACGCCGAGAAAGTGAGGGAAAAGCCTTGCAAACAATGAGAAAAGGTGATAAACTTGCCATAAAGGATGGATATGCAGTTTGCCCGGTCTGCCGACACAAGACCAATCAGGCAATCAGACCGGACACCGTGGCGGATAATCTCCAGCTCTGGTGCCGAAACTGCAAAGCAATCCATCTCGTGAAAATTGACCGTGGCCAGTGCTCGATGATTAGCCGGTGCCGATGATCCCCAGCGTTGGGGGCATCGGTGCCGGTTTTTGTTTTGCATTGTTTTTGGCCTGTGCTCTTGTAGCCGGTGCTAATGCTCCGCCGTTGCGACGGGTGTTGGCATCGGCTTTTGTTTTTGCCCGGAGGTGATAGCCCGTGGAACAGATGGCCGGTGCCGGTATCTCCGGCGCAAGGCTTCGGGAGCTGGTCTCGCTGCTGGCAGCGGGCCATGAGTATAAATTTTATTCTTGGCCTGAGTGGCGGGCACTGCGGCTGGAAGTCCTCCGGCTGGATCGGTACGAGTGTCAGCACTGCAAGGCGGCGGGGCGTTACCGCAAGGGGTACATCGTACATCACGTCAAGCACCTTCGGCAGCGGCCTGACCTGGCTTTGAGCGTGTTTGATCCGGATACGGGCCAACGTCAGCTTGAGACGCTGTGCAAGCAATGCCACGAGCTGGAGCATCCAGAGAGCCAGCGGCAATTTCAGCCGAAGGCCTTACCAATCACCGCTGAGCGGTGGGATTAACCCCCCATCGAGAAAAACGGCTTCACCTTGTTCGCTGCTAATCGGGTGGGTCCAGGACAAAAGAGGGGCCGACGGGCGTGCGCGGCGCCGTGATGCGCAGGCGGCGCGGGCGCGGAAATGATTCTGCCGGTTTCAAGGGCACAGAAGCAGTGGATGGACCGATTTGGAGACATGCTGCCGGGTGCAAGGGCACAGAAGCAGTGGATGGTTCGATTTGGACACATGCTGCCGGTTTCAAGGGCACAGAAGCAGATTTGGTTACGGAAAGCGTCCAGCTGGGTCAGCAATATCTGGCAGAGCCCTGCGGAGTCTTGAGAAAGCCAGCCCTTCTTTTGGCTGAGAAGGCTACCGCCGGTCTTTGATCCACCCAATCTGCTAAGCCCGACTTGCAGGGCGAAGGCAAAGCTGATTTTGGCTGATGGAAAAACACGATCCGGTTTGTGACCCGGCCCCTGTGCCGGTTTCATCCTTTCTTCCCTTCCGGTCTCCGTGCCCTACCACGGAGGCCGGGTCATGGGCCGGAGCTGCCGCCCTGCCTGCGCCGAAGGCCTGCGCTGGATGCGCGGGGTATTGACGTAGACGCGGTGGGGCGGCGCGGTCCGATTCGGACACATACTTCCGGTGTGCACGGCGGCGCTTGCGCCGCAGCGGGTTTGATCCTCCTGTCGGCGGCTCTGGCTGCCATGCGAGAGCCGCCGTGTGCGCCGGACGGAAAGAAACGGGAAAGGAGGAGCCTTATGGAGCAGGCAAAGGACTGGAGAAAAACCAAACAGTACCGGGAACTGAAAAAGTCCATGCTGGATAATCTGGAAGCCAGAGGCCTTTTGGAAAAAGCGTACACCGACAAGGTGGACGAGTATCTGGACTTCTGGGTGCGGCGGCAGGAATTGCAGACGGATGTGGCTGAGCGCGGTCTTTCCGTGATGGATGATCGGGGCCGCATTACGGAAAACCGCAGCGTGTCTCTGGAAATTCAGGTGGCCCGGCAAATGCTGGCCGTATGGACGGCACTGGGCTTTAAAGACGCCGCCGCAAAATCGGACGTGCCGGGAGGCATGGACGATGAGCTGTAAGCTGCCGCCAGCGGTCACGGCGTATCTGGAGGCAGTGGAAGCAGATAAGCCCCGGGCCTGCCCGGAGCAGCACGCCCTGGCGGCGCATATCCGGCGGTGCTTCGAGACCGAAGATCTGCGGGTGGATACAGAGCAGCTTCGGCGGTACCTGAGTTTGTCCCGCTATTTCCCGTATAAAGACCTTTTCCTGTGGGAGCAATTTCTGACGGCGCTTTGGATGTGCACCTACACCGCTGACGGACGGCCCCGGTGGAAAACCTTGTTTTCCATGGTTGGCCGTGGCGCGGGAAAGGACGGTTTTATCGCATTTGTCTCCATGTGCGCTACCTCTCCCTACAATCCGGTTGGCAGCTACAACGTAGATATCTGCGCCAATAACGAGGAGCAGGCCATGACGCCGGTGCTGGATCTGGTGAACACGCTGGAGCTTCCCAAGAACGAAGCGAAGCTGAAGCGGTTTTACTACCACACAAAGGAGCTGGTGCAGGGGCGGAAAAACCGGGGCGTAGTCAAAGGGCGCACCAACAACCCCAAGGGACGGGACGGTATGCGCTCCGGCATGGTGATCTTTAACGAGGTCCACCAGTTTGAAAACTACAACAACATCAAGGTGTTTATCACCGGTCAGGGCAAGGTGGCTCAGCCCCGCGTGGGGATCTTTACCTCCAACGGCGAAGTCAATGACGGGCCTTTGGATGATTATCTGGCCAGAGGACGGCGGATCTTATTTGAAAACGAGCCGGACAACGGCTTTCTTCCCTTCATCTGCTGTTTGGAGACCCGGGAGCAGGTACATGACCCGGAAAACTGGTACATGGCAAACCCATCCCTGTTTTACCTGCCGGATCTGTTTCAGGAGACGGCGGACGAATACCGGGACTGGGTGGAGCACCCGGAGCAAAACGGCGATTTCCTGACAAAACGAATGGGCTTGCGGGCCGGATTTCAAGAGATCAGCGTGACGGGCTATGAAAAGATCCTCAAGACCAATAAGCCTCTGCCTGAGCTGCGTGGCTGGACTTGCACGGTAGGACTAGACTATGCGGAGCTGAGCGACTGGGCGGCAGTCAACCTCCATTTCCGGCGAGGCGCAGACCGGTTTGACATCAACCACGCATGGGTTTGCCTGCAATCCAAAACCCTGCCGCGGATCAAGGCTCCGTGGCAGATGTGGGCAAAGGAAGGACACCTGACGGCGGTGGATGATGTGAGCATCAGCCCTGATCTGATCGCGGCATACATTCAGGACGCTGCCAGATGCTACAACATCAAGGCGCTGGCGATGGACCACTACCGATGGACGCTGGTTTCCGAAAGTATGCGCGCCATCGGCTTTGACGCGGCGGACAAGAACCGGGTGAAGCTGGTACGGCCATCAGACATCATGCAGGTGGAGCCGGTGATCCAAGAATGCTTTGACCGGGAGCTGTTTTGCTGGGGCGACCAGCCTCACCTGCGATGGGGCGTGAACAACACCAAGCGGGTCCGCAGCTCACGGAAGCAGGGGGTCGATACCGGAAACTTTATCTACGCCAAAATCGAAGCAAAAAGCCGAAAGACAGACCCCTTTATGGCATTGGTGGCCAGTATGACGATCGAACCGCTGCTGGGCACCGGCGCTCCGCTGGCGGCCCCGCTGATGGGGGCCATCAGACTATAACGGTCCGATTCGGACCGGAGAAAGGCTGAACTATGGGATTAAGATTTTTTGAATGGCTGGCGGGAAAGGGCGGGCGAACCGCCACGACGGAAATCTCCTGCCAAGAGCTGCTGGCGGCGGCAGAGGACTTCCAGGCGCGTCAGCTTTCTTTCTGGACCTGCGTGAACATGGTGGCCAACGCCGTGGGCCGCTGCGAGGTAAAGACTTTCCGGGGACGGGAGGAGATTCAGGAGCAAGAGTATTACCTGTGGAACGTGGAGCCAAACGTGAACCAGAACAGCTCCGCCTTTTGGCATAAGCTGATCGCCAAGCTGTTTTTGGACAATGAAGCGCTGGTGATCTCCAGTAAGCGGCGAGACGGCATGGACGCGGTGATGGTGGCGGACAGCTGGCAGCAAAACACCTTCTGGCCGATGCGGATGAATGAGTACATCAACGTGACGGTGGGCGACACCGCCTATGAAAAAACCTTCCGGGAAAACGAGGTGCTGCATTTAAAACTCCACCACAACGCCATGCGCCCGGTGGTGGACGGTCTGTGCCAGTCCTACATGCGGCTGGTGGCAGCGGCTATGAGCCGCTATCAGTGGGAGCGTGGGCAGCACTGGAAGGTCCACGTAAATCAGATCGCATCCGGCACGCAGGATTTTGAGCAAAATTTTGCCAAGATCATCGAGCAGCAGATCAAACCGTTTTTTGGCAGCGGCGCGGCGGTGCTCCCGGAGTTTGACGGATACGACTATCAGCAGGTTAACAAGTCTGGCGATGGCAAGGTGGGCGACAGCCGGGACGTGCGGAACCTGATCGAGGACATTTTCGATTTTACCGCCCGGGGATTTTTGATCCCCGCTGTGCTGGTGAACGGCACCGTTCAGGGCACAGCGGACGCCAACAGCCGTTTTCTGACCCAGTGTATTGACCCCATTTGCGATCAGCTCCAAGAGGAAATCACCCGAAAGCGGTATGGCTTTGACGGTTGGAAGCAGGGCAACTTTGTCCGGGTCGATTCCTCTGCTATCCTCCACTTTGACATGTTTGCCAATGCGGCCAACGTGGAAAAGCTGGTGGGCAGCGGCGCCTTTTCGGTCAACGATGTGCTGCGGGCGGCCAACCAGGCCACCATCAACGAGCCGTGGGCCGACGAGCACTTTTTGACTTTGAACATCGCGCGGATCCAAGAAGCCGCGCAGCAGATGAATGCACAGAAAGGAGACAGCGGGAATGAGTAATCCCAAGCAGAAGGACCGGAGAATGTGGGCGCTGAAGCAGCGGGCGGAGGACGCCAAGACACTGGAGCTTTACATCTACGGAGATGTGGAGGGCGACAGCTATGACTGGTGGACCGACGAGACGATCCAGAGCGAGACCAGCGCCAACGCCTTCCGGGACGCTCTGGCGGAGCATCCGGAGGCGACGGAGATCGCCGTTTACATCAACAGCTACGGCGGCAGTGTATTTGAGGGCACGGCCATCTACAACCAGCTCAAGCGGCACAGCGCCCACAAGACGGTGTATGTGGACGGCTTTGCTTGTTCCATCGCCTCGGTCATCGCAATGGCCGGCGACACGGTGGTGATGCCGCGCAACGCACTCATGATGATCCATAACATGAGCATGGGTATTTACGGAAACGCAACTGAGCTGCGAAAGGCCGCAGACAATCTGGACACCATCAATCAGGCGGGGATGGAAGCCTATCTCCAAAAGGCCGGTGACAAGCTGGACCCGGATACCCTGAAGGAAATGTATGACGCGGAGACCTGGCTGACGGCGGAGCAGTGCATGGAGCTGGGATTGGCCGACCGCTACGCGGAAAAGGACGCGGACATGACCCAGGCTGCGGCTCTGCTGCAAAAGGCCAACCTGACCTTGGAGCAGCGGATCACCGTGCAGAAAAGCCTTGCCGCTCAGCTTCGGCAGTTGGCGGCGGACACTGGTCCTAAACCGCCTTGCCCCCCTGATCCGAAAGGCCCGGAGCCTCAGCCCGAACCCCAGCAGAAAAACCGTATTATGAGCCTGTTTGGCTAAAAATGAAAGGAGAACACTATGCAGAACAATGACATCCGGAGCCGCGAGGAGCTCCGCACCCTCATCCAGAAGGCAGTTGCCGACAATGACCCTGCCGGCTTCCAGGCAGCCTTTGACGAAATGCTCCAGCGTGTGGGCCTGGACGTGAAGCAGGAGTATGAGCAGCAGCTTGCCGACCTTCGCCAGGAAATGGACAGCCGTATCCTGACGGCCCGGGGCGTCCACCAGCTTACCGGCGAGGAGCACGCCTACTACCAGAAGCTGGGCGAGGCCATGAAGGCCATTGATCCCCGGCAGGCCGTGACCGGCATGGACGCTGTGCTCCCTAAGACGGTGATCGACTCCGTTTTTGAGGATCTCCAAACCAATCACCCCCTGCTGAGCCGCATCAACTTCCGGGCCACCGGCGGCGCCGTGGAGATCATGGTGAACACCAACGGCCATGAGGAGGCGGCGTGGGGCGATCTCTGCGACGACATCGTCAAGGAGCTGACCTCCGGCTTTAAGAAGATTCCCGCCCAGCTGCTGAAGCTCTCCGCTTTCCTGCCGGTGTGCAAGGCCATGCTGGATCTTGGCCCCGAGTGGCTGGACCGCTATGTGCGCGAGGTGCTGTACGAGGCATTCGCCAACGGCATGGAGGTGGGCATCGTGACCGGCGACGGTGACAAGAAGCCCATCGGCATGACCCGTCAGGTTGGCGACAATGTGGTGCGTTCCGGCAACGCCTATCCCGAGAAGACCCCCGTGAAGGTGCGGGATCTCAGCCCCGCCACCGTGGGCAATCTGATCTCCCTGATGGCAGCAGACCCCAACGGCAAGGCCCGCCGTGTGGAAAGCATCCTGTTGCTGGTAAACCCCCAGGACTACTACCAGACGGTGATGCCCGCCACTACGCTGATGGCCCCTGACGGCACCTACCGCAACGACGTGATGCCCTACCCCATGACCATCATCCAGACCCCCGCGCTGAGCCGGGGCAAGGCAGTGATGGGCCTCTCCAACCGGTATCTGGCTATGGCGGGCACCGCGCCCAACGGCCGCATTGAGTACAGCGACCACTACCATTTCCTGGAGGACGAGCGGGTATACCTTATCAAGGGTTACGCCAACGGTATGCCTCTGGACAACAACGCCTTCCTGCTGCTGGATATTTCCGGCCTGAAGCCCGCCACCTGGAAGGTTACGCAGGTGACGGAGAGCGCACCCTCTGACGATGCCACTCTGAGCGCCCTGTCTATTGGCTCTCTGGCCCTGTCCCCCGCTTTTGCCTCCGGCACCGTGACCTATACGGCGGAGACTACCAACGCCACCAACACCGTGACCGCCGTTCCCTCTGACGCAGGCGCGGAGATCGAGGTGCTGGTGAACAACCGCAAGATCGACAACGGCAGCGCCGCCACCTGGCAGACCGGAAGCAACACGGTGAAGGTTAACGTCACCGCCGCTGACGGCACCGCCAAGAAGACCTACACGGTCACCGTCACCAAGAGCTGATGGCGGATCGGAACAGCCTGCCGCCCGGCCTGCTGTCCGATGTGGAGAACTACCTGAACATCACCTGGAGCGATGAGGCCACGGATACCAAGGTATCCGGGCTCATCGCCTCCGGGATCGGGTACCTGGACAAGAAGGCCGGAAGCCCGCAGGACTATACAGCGGACGGCGACGCACGGACGCTGCTGATGGAATACGTCCGCTACGCCAGAGACAGCGCCCTGGACGTGTTTGAAAACAACTATCAATCTCTCATTTTGAGTATGCAGAGCGAAAGGCGGGTGAGCGCGTATGCCATGGAAAGCGCCGTATCGCCCTCGCCGTGACAGCGAGATCACTCAGACCTATTCCGACGGACTGGTCAAGGTCTATGCCGTTGCAGATACGGCGGCGCCGGGCTACAAGCCTGTGGAGGGTTTGACATTTAAGGCCGCTTTGCGATACGAGGAGCGGCGTCTTGGCATCCAGCGGTATTACGAGGGACGGCAGAATCAGGCTCAGATCGAGCGGGTGCTGCGGGTTCCACGGGTCCCCGGCGTGAGCAGCCAGGACGTGGCTGTGACGGAGGACGGCAAGCAGTACCGCATCGATCTGATCCAGACAACAACCGACGTTTTCCCGGAAAGCATGGATCTGACGCTGCTGCGGATCGAGCAGAAATACGAGGTGCCACATGACCACCTGGTATGAGCGAGTGATCGCCGCCCACCGAGCGGTGACAGACGCAGTGAGCCACGCCGTCCGGCTCAAATCCGACCGCTATTTTGTGTGGCAAGAGGACGGCAGCCATGATCTTCCCGGAGATAACGGCCACGGAGAGACCGCCGTCACCGGCACCACGGATCTGTTTACCAAATCCGAGTTTGACCCATGGGTTGAGCAGCTGGGCGAGAGTTTCAGCGCCCATGGCATTTCCTGGACGCTGAACTCCGTCCAGTACGAGGCGGACACCGGCTTTATCCACTACGAGTGGGTGTGGGAGGTGACCTAATGGCAACCATCACGTTTAAAAGCGGCGAGGAATACATTCTGAAGCTCACCCGGCTGGAAAAAGAGGCTGTGGAGAAAGTCTGCGGCCCTGCTATCCATGACGGAGCAAAAGTTGTGGCTGATGCTATCCGGGCAGAATTGCAGACTGTTCCCACAGACGAGGGCTGGGGCACGCAGGAGAATCCAGTCCGCGGACCCAAGAAAACGCAAAAGGCTGCGCTGCTGGGAACCCTGGGCATTACCTCCATGCAGAAGGACAATGACGGAATGTATAACGTCAAAATCGGTTTTGACGGGTATAACAACATTCGATCAAAGCGCTGGCCACAGGGCCAGCCGAATCAGATGGTTGCCCGGGCCATTGAAAGCGGTACCAGTTGGATGAGCAAAAACCGTTTTGTAGGCAAGGCAGTGAGCCGGGTGAAAAAGCAGGCGCTTGCCGCCATGCAGAAACGGGCAGAATCTGAGATCAACAAAATTATGAAGTGAGCGCGTGTCCGATTCGGACCGCGAGAAAGGAGCGCACATGGCAACCATTGGTTTGAGCAAGCCTTATTTCAGCGTTTACAACGCAGCCGGGACTACGGTGAGCTACAGCAAGGGTGCTGTGATGGGTAAGGCCACCGAGGCCAACATCGAGATCGATACGACTGAGGATAAAAACCTTTATGCGGACAACGGCATCGCCGAAACCGACCGCACCTTTGCCGGCGGCACGCTGACCCTCTCCACGGATGATCTGAGTCAGGAGGTCAGCAAGGCCATTCTGGGCCTGACGGAGCAGGCCATCACCGGGATTGATGGCGTGACGGACACCTCTGTAAAAGAGCTGGTCTATGACGATACCCAGGTGACCCCGTATCTGGGCGTGGGTTTCATTATCAAGAAGAAGGTCGGCGGCGTGTTTAAGTGGCGGGGCGTAGTCCTGACCAAGGTCATGTTCTCCGTGCCGGCAGATGCAGCCACCACGCAGGGCGAGTCCATCGAGTGGCAGACCCCGGAGCTGACCGCCACCATCATGCGGGATGATTCGACCACCCACATGTGGAAGCGCGAAGCGACCTTTACCACGGAGGCTCAGGCGGAGGCGTATATCAAGAATCGCCTCTCGATCACGGTGGCAGCATGAGAACGGCCAGTATTGAGATCGGCGGAAAAGAACATCTGTTGTGCTTTTCCGCCCGGGTGGTCCGGGCCTGCACGGAGAAATACGGCGAAGTTGAAAACATTGACTCCGCCCTGTCTGCTGACGATCCTGTAAAGGCGCTGGATGAGGCCGTGTGGCTGCTGGCGACCATGATGGACGGCGGCGCCCGGTATGCACGGCTGAATGAGATCCCCAACGCCCCGGCGCTGACAGCAGACGAGCTTCTGGATGTGCTGGATATCGGCGATTTTGCCAAGATGCGGGATAAAATCGCAGAGACCATCACAAACGGCAAAGAGACCCACGTGGAGGCTGAGCCGCCAAAAAACGCAGAAACCACTCCGGCGGCCCCTTAGCGCCGGAGTGGTTTCTGTGGTATGGAATGTCCGTTGGGCTGACTTACACACAGGCGCTGGACATCCCCTTCGGTGAGTTACTGGACTATATCGCCATCGAGCAGGTCAAGCGTGAGGGGTTTCGGCTCCGCCATGCCATGACTGACGATGAGATCATCCCGGATGTGAGGTGAGGGCATGTCAGTAAATATCGGTCCCAAAATCGGGATTGACGGAGAAAAACAGTTTCGGAGCGAGTTAAACTCCATCAGCCAGCAGCTTCGGACGCTGAACACGGAAATGAAGGCGGTGACCACCGCCTTTGACGCCAACGACAGCAGCCAGAAGAAGCTGGCGGCGCAGTCCGACGTGCTGACCCGGCAGCTGAGCTTGCAGGAGCAGGAGGTGACGGACATCCAGAAGGCGCTGGACTACGCCAAAGCCAACTACGCGGAGAACAGCAACGAGGTGCAGCGGTGGCAGCAGGCTCTGAACAACGCTACCGCAGACTTGAACCGAACGAAGTCCGGAATTGAGTCCATCAACGAGGAAATGAAAAACACAAGTGTTGTTTCTCAGTTCGGCGGCGCCTTAAAGTCCGGGCTTGCGGTGGCTGCCAAGGCAGCGGCGGCGGCCACCGCAGCGGCGGCCGGAGCCGTAATTGCCCTTACCAAATCCGCTGTCGAAAACTACGGAGAATATGAGCAGCTGGTGGGCGGCGTCGAGACCCTGTTCAAGGACTCCGCCGGAACGGTGGAGGAGTACGCCAATAACGCTTATAAAACCGCCGGACTTTCCGCAAACGAGTACATGGAGACGGTAACCAGCTTCTCCGCCTCTTTGCTGCAGTCTATGGGCAACGACACCCAGGCGGCAGCGGAGAAGGCAGACCGGGCAATCACGGACATGTCCGACAACGCCAATAAGATGGGCACGGACATGCAGTCCATTCAAAATGCCTATCAGGGTTTCGCCAAGCAAAACTATACGATGCTGGATAACCTGAAGCTGGGCTACGGCGGCACCAAGGAGGAGATGCAGCGTCTGATCGACGACGCCAACGCGTTGAACGCCGCCCAAGGCAACTATACCAACTACACCATTGAGAGCTACGCGGATATCGTGGACGCCATCCACACCGTGCAGACGGAAATGGGAATCACCGGCACCACGGCGCTGGAGGCCAGCACCACCATTGAGGGATCTGTCAGCGCCATGAAGGCGGCGTGGGGCAACTTTGTCACTGGCTTGGGCAACGACAACGCCAACATCAGCGAGCTTTCGGCCCAGCTGATCGAGAGCGTGGGCACCGTGGCGGAGAACGTGCTGCCGGTGGTAGAGACCGTCCTGAAAAACATCGCCCAGGCGGTGCAGGAGGACGGACCGGCCATGATCGAGAAATTCGTCTCCTACGCTATTGAGAAGCTGCCGGAGGTCATTTCGCTGGGCCTGCAAATGGTCGTCTCGCTGGTGAAGGGGATCGCACAGAATATCCCACAGATCGTGACCAGCGTGCTGAACATGGTGGCCACCATCGTCAAGACGGTGTGGGAGGCTATGCCGGACATTATCGACGTGGGCAAAAACATCGTCATGGGCCTGTGGGAAGGCATCAAGGCTATGGCCAGCTGGATCGGAGACAAGGTCTCCGGCTTTGTCGGCGGCCTCGTGGACGGCGTCAAGGGCGTGCTTGGCATCCACTCGCCCTCCCGGGTGTTTGCCGGAATCGGCCAGAATATGGCGCTGGGTTTGGGGCAGGGCTTTGAGAAGCAGATGCAGAGCGTCACCGCCGGGATCCAGAACGCCATCCCCACGCCGACGGTGGACACCGTCTACAATGCGGCGGCGGGTCTGGTGAACGGACTTGCGGCACAGAGCGCCGGAAGCTCCGGCGGCAGCTATACGATCAACCTCATACTGCAAAACGGCCAGCAGATCGCCAGCTGGCTTCTGCCTGATCTGCGGGACGCGGCCAGAAGCAACCCGGAGGTGGCAACGGCATGACACAGTTGATTATCAACGGCATTTATCTGCCGGAGACCAGCAGGGACAAGTATCAATGCTATCCCGGAGAATTGTCTGTTAACGTGCAGATGATCTCCGGCCGGACGGTACAGGAGGTCCGGGGCCATGTGCAGATGATTACCTGGAGCTACGATTACATGGGCAACGCCCTCTGGCGGCAGCTGGCAGCGGTGCTGCGCTCCGGTAAGGCGTTCCCGGTGGTGTATCTGCCGGACGATTCCGACACCATGGCCACCGGCACGTTTTTAGTGGAATCCATGACACAGCCAACCTACGCCTTCTCCCGGAATGGCGTAGGGCTGTGGCACAATGTAGGCTTTACGCTGCGGGAGGTGACGCCGCATGATTAAAAGCGGGCAGGCGTATCATGCGGCGATCACAGGAGACGCGCGGCGGGTGCTGCTGCGGGCGGTCATTGACATTATCTCACCGGATATCGTGTTTGGGGCCGGGGAGACCTCCGGGCAGATTCTGTGGAGCAAGCCGGAGCAGCTCCACGATAAGGTTTTTGGGAATCCCACCAAATACGCCACATTAGAGCGAGACCGGTGGGCGCTGGACGGGACGTGGGACCTTCTCCCGGACGATCCCACTCAGACGGCGGGCCAGATGGGTTACATCGGCAACGTGCTGTCCGGCGCGGACGGGACGTTTTCCACGCCGCCGTGGGTGGAACTGCAATTCTCCGGCGTGTCTGTCTTGCAGGCGTGCTCCGTATATTTCCCGGGCAATGACTATGACGGGCTTCCGGAGGATTTCACGGTGGAGGTCAAGCAGGGCGGCACGGCGTATCACACGCGGACGTACACTGGCAACACGGCATCCTCCGTATCGCTGGAGGGCTTTACGGTCAACAACCCCGACGCCATCCGGGTGACGGTGACCAAATGGTCGCGGCCCAGCAGGCGGATGCGGGTGGTGGAGATCGTGCCGGGGGTGTATGAGACGTGGGACGGCGGGATGATCGCGGAGTTTAACGTCAAGCAGCAGGGCAATGTGGCGGCGACGGCCCTGCCATACGGCACGTGTACCCTCAAGATCGATAACCTGTCCCGGCGGTTTGAGCCGCGCAGCAAAAACGGGCTGTTTCAATCCATTGAGGAGCGGCAGGGCATTGACGTATCGTTGGGCGTCCGTCTGGCGGACGGCACGAACGAATACAAGCGGCTGGGGATATTCTACCAGTTCTCCGGCGGCTGGAGGACCGGCGACAACGGCCTGACCATGCAATGGAATCTGGCGGATATCATCGGCCTGCTGGCAAACCGGGAATTTCTGGCACCCTCTACCCTTCCCACTACGCTGGGCGGGTGGATCGGCGCTCTGGCGGCTCAGCTGGGCGTGAATTTCAAGGACCGCTGGCACGTGGACACGGATTACACGGCCCTGCCGGTGACGGTGCGGACGGCAGAGGATGTGCAGGGGAAAAAATGCGGGGACATTCTCCGCTGGGTGTGCCAGGCAACCGGCACATGGCCCCGAGCGGACGCCTCCACCGGAGACCTGACCGCTGAGCCGCTGTGGAGCGAGGGAAACCGGGTGACCCTTGACAACCTCAACAGCTACCCCACCATGAAGGCCAACGGGGACGTGGCGGCGCTGATCTTCACCCTCAACGATGGGGCGGGCACAAAATACATCGTGTCCGGCAACGCCACATCGTCCAGCGAGACGGTGAGCATCGACAACCCGTTTATCAAGACCGAGGCGCAGGCGCTGGCGGCGGCGCGGCTGATCCTCTCCACATATGGCGGCAACGTGCTGGATCTGACGGGCCGGGGCGATCCGTCCTCCGAGATCGGTGACGTGGAGACGGTGTGGCTGGACGAAAGTCAGGCCACCACGGCGCGGCTGACCATGCAAACGTTCCAATTTTCGGGCGGCGTCATGCAGGGGTGCCAAAGTCAACTATTGCAGGCAGACGGCAGCTTCTTGTATCAGGGGCGGGAGATCATCACCACACCCGGCACATGGAAAGCCCCGGCGGGGAAGAAATCTCTGCGGGTCATCCTTGTGGGCAAGGGCGGAGACGGGACCCGCGGCCAGGACGGCACGTGGAATGCTGCCGGTGCGGACGGCGTGGACGGTCTGGGCGGCCTTGTATGGGCCGGGACCATCAACATCAACGATGGGCAGGAGTTTCCAGTGGCCTTTGGCAAAAACACAACCTTCGGGGCGTATTCCTCCGCCAACGGCAAGCGCTATGAAAATGGCTACACGGACGTGGCCAGCGGCGACAGCTTCGCCCGGACGGGCGTGGCGAAGCCAAGGGCGGGAACCGGCGACGGCGGAGCCGGCGGCAAGGGCGGCGAACAGGGGCGGCGGCAAAAAATAACGTGGGAAGATGAAGGTGGTTTTTCTCACAGCTATTGGAAAATCTACAGTTATCCTGGCGTTGGTGCGGATGGCGCGATGGGCGCTTCCGGCTGCGCGGTGGTGTATTACAGCAAGTAGCGGTCCGATTCGGACACGGAGGAATTATGGCTTTTGATTTTTCAACATTGGTGACGGACCGGACGCTTGAGGATGTGTCGAATAAGACCGCAAAGGGCTTTTACAATGCCACTGATCTCAACCGGGTTGGCGAGGCGGTGCGGTATCTGGCGGAGCGGTTCACGGACTGCGGATACGCCGTAACGGTCAACCCAAAGACGGACTGGACGGAGGACAATGTGCCAACGCGAAAGCAACTGGAAACGTACCGGCGGAATATCGCAGAGCTGCGGCGGCAGATCGCGGTAATGCAGTCTACGCCGGAGACACCGGCGACAATTCGTCAGCTGGACTACATCCGGGCCAACAACATCGAGCAGATTTTGGTGGATCTGGACCGGCTGCTCACCAACATCGAAAAAACGTGGTACTTCTCCGGCGAGCTGTACGCCGGGGAGGTGTGAAAGGAGAATGGTATGAGAGATCGAGTATCTTTGTATCCGGGCCGGGTAAAACTGACGCCGGTTGCGGGGGAAACGGATACCTTTGACATGGTGCGAGCGGATGCCCCGACAGATGTCGGCACGGAGCTGAGCAAGAAAAACCTGCTGCAAGATTCCACAGAGATTTCCTTGTTTGGCAGCGCGGCGGATCGGACGGTGGACGATGCCTTCGCCGGGATTGCAAATAAATTTTCGCTTATTAGCAAGGGAGCAGCAAATATAACCGTTACGGTAAAAGACGAATTAGGTAATCCCTTAAAAAATGTTGTGCTTGCTGGTGTGTTTTCCGCTGATGGAGGAGATATAAAAACCGGCGATGACGGAAAAGCTTCTGGCTATATTTTTGCCGGAAATTCTGCTTCGTATGGCGTTGAAAATTATGCTGACATCGAAGACATTTCTGATTCGTTTGAAGCAAATGCAGGAGGTACATACGAAAAAACGCTAATTGTAAAAACGAGAAATTACTTCAAAATAACAAGTAGTGCACCTGTTAGGTTTTCTGGTAATGTAAATGAAGTCGATATTGCTATCGGTGGTGGTGGCGGCGCAGGCCGTCCGGGCAGTTCGGCTGACAGATTTTACATTGATGGTGGAAACGGAGGCGGAATGGGAACCGTGGTCACTCAAGTGGGGATCGTGCCAGAACCTAACAAAATGTATCAAGCAATTATTGGCGCTGGTGGTAATACAAATGGCGGGGCAACATCGTTCATGGGGTATTCTGCCGACGGCGGCGTTTATGGCGGTGGAGGCAAAGGCGCAAGGAGTTCAAATTATTCCGACGATGATTACCGCTACGCCCCAACACCAGGCGCAGCAGGATCTCAGTCGCTATTTGGGTCCTTTACAACAACAATGCCTTATGGAGGAGCTGGTGGTGGCGGAGGATCACAATGGGAATTCAATTATAAATATGGCGGTGCTATGGGAGGAGACCCGGGTGGCGGCACTGGAGCTAACACGTTTGAGGAAGGCAAACCGGGAGTTGATGGCCTTGGCGGTGGCGGTGGTGGCGGCAGCAGCGTCAAAGATTCGACGAGAACCGATGGAGGCCGCGGTGGAAATGGATGTATAACAATGCGGATGCACCTGAAATCCGCGGCGTAAAGGAGGAAGCCTATGGAATACTGTATCGTAGAGGACGGCGTGATCGTCAACATGATCGTGGCCGAGGCGGACTTCGCCACAGAAATCGGGGCTCTGCCCACCTATGAGGGCGCGGCCATCGGCGGGGCGTACACACCGCCTCCCCCGGAGCCGGAGCCTCCCACCACAAAGGAGCGGGTGGAGAAGCTGGAGGCGGAAAACAAGCTGCTGCGGGAGCAGGTGAGCGCTCAGGCGGATCAGGCGGAGTTTTATGAGGAGTGCATCGCCGAGATGGCGGCGATCGTGTATGCGTGAGTTCTGGGCGGAGGCCGCCCTGACCCTATATTTTTTACTATCGAAAGGAGCAAGAGACATGATGGCAATGTTGTTTGCGCAGAGAGTGATTCTGGGGAAAACCGAGTTTGAGCAGGTCCCCGCAAAGCTGAAACAGCAGGTGGCGGATATCCTCATCAACGAGTGTGGTCTGCCGGAGCTGGTGCCTGCGGAGTTTGGGGGAACCGCAAAGGCAGAGTAACAAAAGAGCCGCCCAGCGGGCGGCGTGGAAAATTGACAAAGCAAGGCGAATCGTGTATGATGGGGTTCGCCAGTAAGAGCGGTACGGTTGTTTTCCCGTAAAGGGGGTGACCGCATGAGCACAGCAGAAACCATTGCGTTACTTATGCTTGTGATTGCGGCTATCAAATTAGGCATTGACCTAAAGAAATAACCGCCACCTAAATCGGCAGCGGCTTTTCTACGGATTTTAAATCTGTTGGGGAACGACCTGCACCGACCAAAGTGAGCCGTCCTTACTGGCCCTATTATATACATGCCCACGCCGCTTTGTCAAGGATGACAAGGCGGCTTTTTTGATCGGGAAAACATATAGGCGCCTTAAAACTGCAACTTTTAAGGAGTGTGTTATGACGGAGACGATAATCTGCGCCCTCATTACCGGGGGGCTGACGCTGATGGGCGTATTGATCGCCAACGGCAAGCAGCAGGCGATCACGGACACTAAACTGGACGAGCTGACCCGCGAGGTGCGGGAGCACAACAACTTCGCCCAGCGGGTGCCGGTGATTGAGGAACAGATCAAGGTAATCAACCACTGGATTCAGGATCTGGAGCATGAAAACGAACGTTGAAAGGAGAACACTATGGAAAACATCAAGAAACGGCTGGGCAATCTTCTGTCCGTGAAGTCGCTTGTGACCATCGCCCTGACGGTGGTGTTCGCGGTGCTGGCCCTGCGGGGTGACATTTCCGGGACGGAATTTCTGACGATCTTTACCACCGTGATTGCGTTCTATTTCGGGACGCAGCGGGTGGCAGAAGATAAAAACGGTTGAGAATTCAACCGAAAATTTGAAAGGGGACATATTATGAACAAGATCTACGAGAACATCATCAACGAGGGCAAGAAAAACGGCGAGACCGTGGAGACCATCAACGCGGAGCTGAAGGAGGCCGGTGCCAACTTCCACCTGAATCCTGACGGCGGTGTGGCCGGTTGGACGGAACAGGAGATGAAGGAGGGCTTCATCCCCGCTGAGAAGGAGCCGGAGGACGTGAAGCACCTGCATGACGTCATGCGCTACGATACCGAGAAGGCCGGTGAGACTCTGCGCATCCAGTGCGCCGAGGGCGTGTATGATGTGACGTGGGACGTCTACGGCCATCCCGAGAAGGCTGTGAGAGTCCATGGTTGATACGTTCGACTGCGCCCGTGCGCAGATCTACCACAACACCGCCAAGCTGACCCCGGCGCAGATCAAGGCCAAGACCGGCTGCACCCACATCATCAACGGCTACCTGTTCAACGGGCGCTTCGTTCCGGTTGGCTGGTGCGTGATCGACGGCAAGGTCATCAGCCGGGACAAATACCAGGACTGGGGTGTGTCCATCGGCTCTGACGGCCTGCCGAAGATGCTGACGGACCGGGGAGAATCGTTTCTCTCCGGCGTCCCCATCCTCAAGGGCGGCTCCAAGCTGTACCGGGAGCTGACGCCGGACGTGGCCCGGCCTGCCGCCCGGACTGCGGTTGGCTGGCTGGCCAATGGCAAGGTCTGTCTGTGGTGCGACAAGACCAGCCTGACCCGTGAGCAGCTCCAGAACAAGCTGCTGGGGATGGGCGTGGTGGATGCCCTTATGCTGGACGGCGGCGGCTCCACGCAGGGCATTTTCCCCGGCGGGAAGGTGATCAGCTCCCGGAAGGTACCCACGCTGCTGCTGTTCTGGGAGCGGTCGGCCAAGATTGAAGATCAAGCCCTCGTATGGGGCAAGGCTCACGGCCTGCTGACGAACGCCAACGCCGGGGAGACCGTGACCCGCGCCGACATGGTCCGGGCGCTGTATCAGATCTGGGGGGATAACCATGGTTGAGATCCACGCTTACAGCAAAGCCGCCTCCGGGGGCAAGCAGCTCTCCGCCCATTTTAAAGTGCGGGAGTTTGCGTGTGGAGACGGGTCTGACGCTGTTTTGGTGGCTCCCCGGCTGGTGATGGTGCTGGAAACCATCCGCAGCCATTTTGCCGCCCCGGTGGTCATCCACAGCGGCTACCGCACGCCACAGTACAATGCCAAGGTGGATGGGGTGGCGCACAGCCAGCACTGCTATGGCATGGCGGCGGATATCTCCGTCAAGGGCCAGACACCGGCAGCGGTGGCGGCCTTCGCCCGGACGCTGATGCCCGATTGGGGCGGCGTGGGGGTTTATGACAGCTTTTGTCATATCGACGTGAGAGAGGCCAAGGCCGACTGGGCGGGCTAAACATTTGAAAGGAGGGCCAGAAGATGGCAACATCCACGCGGAAACGCGCTCTGCAAGTCTGGGGAACCTATGGACAAAACAAACCGGGAGATCCGGGCGCTGTTGTCATCCATGGCCCCGGCCCGGGCGGCGCAGGCCGTCCGGCTGGTAGGCTTGCCGCCTGATGAGGAGACGGCGGTGCTTGCGGTGGACGTCCACGGCCAGAGTTGTTTACAGGCGGCGGCGCTGCTCCACGTCAGCGTGGACGGCCTTGCGAAAATCAGGCGGCGTGCCTACGCCAAGATCGCGGATGATATGCAGGGATAGAGAAAGAGCCGTGTCCGATTCGGACACGGCTCTTTTTATTTTTCTTCCCATGCCACCAGCGTCCATCCCTTATACGTGGACACGGTGCAAAGCTTCCCGTTTGCCCTGCGGAAATGCCCCTCCATGGAGCGCTTGATCTGGCGGAAGCCGGAGGAAATGGCGGCGGCGCTGGCCTCCGTCGGCTCCATCCCAAAGTCGGCAGTGTGCTGTCTGGCCCAGTCTGTCAGATTGGTCACGACAACCGGCTCCCCGTCCGGCGTGCGCAGGTGCCAGATCTTGGCGTTGCGGTTTTGCGGCCCTCGCTGGCCCTCCGGCAATGCAAGCGCGGCCTTCGTGCCGTGGGTCAGGTTTCCGGTTCTTTCCGCTGCCGCAGCGGCGTTTTGCTTGGCGGCGGCGCTCCACCGGTTGTGCCGGCCCTTGTGCTGCTGGCTGCGCCATGCGGAGGAGCAGGCCGGGGAGCAGGTGCGCTTGTTGTTGGATGGCGGCGTGTTAAATTCCGCGCCGCAGATCACACATTTGCGGATCATATCAGGCTGCGGACGTCCACGCCCAGCGCGTCGGCTATGGCAATCAGGTTTCTGGCGGTGAGGTTCCCGGCCTCCGCCTCGCCCAGCTCAACCCGCTGGATCTGGCGGATGTTGACGCCGGACGCTTCCGCCAGCTCTGCCTGCGTCATGCCCGCCATCCGGCGGGACCACTCCAGCTTGGTGATGGGCCGGTTGTGGCAGTCCTGGCCGTAGTTGACCAGAGAGCAGGCGGTGCAGTTACCGTCTGCCCGCTGGCAGTCTGCGTATTTCTTGCGCATTGTAGGATACTCCTTCCTCAGCAAATGACCTTAACGACCTCGGCGTCGCGGATGATGATCTCGCCGTCGTCCTCGCCGTACTCAGCCTCGTTGCCGCAGATGATAGCGACATGATCGCCGAAGTACTGATTAACGCCCAGGCGGTCCAGCTTGCAGGCGCAGATGCCGTCCAGCTCAACGCCGGTATCGTCACCGTTGTCCCAGACATGGGAGAGATGCTCAATCGCGCCAAGCTCAAACTCCTGCTCCTGTACGCGGACGCCGACAAACTCGTAATCCCAGCTCAGATCCATCTCCTCGGCGATCTTTTTAATGTTCTCAATCATCTCGGCGTTCATCTTCATTTTCGTATCCTCCTGGGGTGTTCCCCTCTCTTGTTTACATCCTTATTATACGCTAATATTAGCGTAAAGTCAAGAGGAAAAAGCAAAAAAGGCAAAATATTTTTTAAGGCAGTTTGAGGGCAGAATACAGGCAGTTTCCGGGCAGTTTGGCTGTCTGGATTTTTTGTATCATGAGGGTAGGAAAAAGGAGGTGCGCTATGAATTATTTTGCGAATCCCTATCAGGGGTACGGAAGCCCCTACGGATACCCCTCTGCGGCCCCGCAGGGCGCCGCAGGAGCGCCCCAGGCGTTTGGTGGGCAAGTTACCCGGGTCAACGGCCGGAACGGCGCTGACGCCTTCCGGATGGCCCCCAACAGCTCCATTCTGCTGATGGACGAGAATGACCCCATCGTGTGGCTCAAGCAGACGGACGGGGCAGGCTACGCCACGGTGACACCCTACACGGTGACGCCGTATCAGGCAGCGGCCCCGGTGGACGTGGCCGGACTGGAAAACCGTGTGAAAAGATTGGAGGAGATGCTGAGTGGCAAACCCGATGATGCAGATGCTCCGGGGAAGCGAAAGCAGAAGGCCGAATAATCCCATCGCCATGATGGCGGAGTTCCGGAAGTTCGCGGCCAACATGACGCCCCAGCGGGCGCAGCAGCAGGTCGAAAAGCTACTGGCGGACGGAACCATGTCTCAGGATCAGTTCCAGCAGCTCCAGCAGCAGGCCAAGGACTTCATGGCATTTCTCGGTAAATAGGCCGGTGCGCAACGGCTTGTTTTAAATTTTGAAAGGAGATCAGATATGGATAACTATTCTTTGAGCGATCTCGCGGCCGTCACCCGTGACAATGACGGCGCAGGCACCAGCGGCGCCTGGTGGATCATCATCCTGTTCCTGTTCGTTCTCATGAGCGGTGGCGGCGGCTTCGGCTTCGGCGCCCGTCAGGGCGAGTTTGGCCAGTACGCCACGGCGGCCAGCCAGCAGGACATCCTGTTCGGCCAGCACTTCGGCCGGATCGATGACCGCTTGACCAACATCGGTAACGGCCTGTGCAACCTGGGCTATGAGATGCAGGGCGGCATCGGCCAGCTGGGCAAGGAGATGGCCTTGGCCCAGAACGGCACCAACATGGCCATCATGCAGAGCACCAACGGCATCCAGGCTCAGATGGCGGAGTGCTGCTGCACTACCCAGCGGGCGCTGGACGGCATCAATGCCAACATCGACGCCAAGTTCGCGGCTCTGGAAAAGAGCCAGCTTGAGGGCCGGATCGCGCAGCTGGAGCAGGCCAACAACCAGCTCTATATGCGTGAGCAGCTGTGCGGCGTCGTCCGGTATCCCACCGGCTACACCTACAACGCAGGCCCCTCCCCCTTCTGCGGCTGCAACAACGGCTGCGGCGGGAACATCTAAGCAGCTATTTCCAAATCGGAAACAGTTTAGGCCCTTCTGGCCGGGTGACGGGCGGGGCCGGTGCCCCGCCCCTATTTTTTGAAAGGAGATCATTATGAGTTGTAAATCTGCGCTTTATACCGCCATGCAGACCCCTACGGAGGTCCCCGTTGACGGAATGCTCCCTTTGGGCAGCATCATCCGCCGATACGGCTGCGACGCCAACCTTAACGGCAACGCGGTCAACATCACCAAGGCCGGCTATTACGATGTGGATGCGTCCGTCACCGTAGCCCCCACGGCTGCCGGCACCGTCACCGTAACGCTGGTGAAGGACGGCGTGCCCATCCCCGGCGCCACCGCCTCCGCTGCCGCTGCTGCCGGTGCTCCCACCGTGCTGAGCTTCCCGGCGCTGGTGCGTCAGCCCTGCTGCGCTGCCGGTGCGGCCCTGTCCTTGCAGCTGACCGGCGCGGCGGCCACCGTCAGCAACGTGGCCCTGCGGGTGCAGCGGATCTAAGAGGTGACCTATGGGCGTTATGACAAAAGACGCTCTGCTCCAGTACAAGGACAAGCTGGAGCAGGGAATCTCGGAATATATGCGGATGCCGCCCGGTGACCGCTCTGCCAGCGGCGTCCGCGGAATGCTGGAGTGCTGGACGCTGGTGGATACCGTGGCCAAGTCTCTGTGCGGCAGCCGGGGCGAGTTTACCCGGGAGGACGCGGAGACATGGGCGGCCCACATGGTCAACGAGGACGGCACCACCGGCCCGCACTGGCCCATGGATCAGACCACGGCCCTGGCAGAGAGCATGGGCCTGTCTTGGGACTATATCACCCCGTGGTGCTGGTGGATCACCATGAACATGATGTATTCCGACTATGGCAGCGTGGCCATCCACTACGGCGTCAGCACGGCGGAGTTTTTCGCGGAGCTGGCCCAGGCGTTCCTCTTTGACAAGGACGGCCCCAGCCCCAAGGAAAAGCTGTCGGCCTACTACCACGGCATCGTCAAGGCGAAGGAGTAGGGCCGACTGTGTTCGGAGCTGTGTTCACACATCCCTTTATAACCGCTTCTATCTGGTTCTAACGGATAGTTGAAAACAGCGAAAAACCGTTGAAATTGCAAGCGTTGCAAGCAATTTCAACGGTTTTTCATTTGGCGCGGAAGGAGGGATTTGAACCCTATTCTTTCCGGCTGTTTTCAACGGTCTGCTGGTTTCTGTGTTCAGAAGTGTGTTCAGCCGGAAAATATGTGTTCAGAAGCCTTTCTCCATCTTTTCCGCAGCGGCCTTCAGCTGGCCGTCCCGGACGTGGGTGTAGATGTCCATGGTGGTGGACAGCTGGGCGTGGCCAAGGAGCACCTGCGCCGTTTTTGGATCCACGCCGCTTTCCAGCAGGGCGGTGGCGTAGCCGTGGCGAATCTGGTGCGGCGTGACGGTGACGCCGCTGGCGTCCCGGTACGCATCATACAGCGCGGTGAAATGATCGTTTGTCAGGAGGCCGCCGTCCGGCTCCGCGAATAGGTAACCTTTTCCCAGCTTTTTGGGGAGCAGTTTGGCCAGCGCCGGAAGCAGCGGAACGTCCCGGCATCCGGCGTCAGACTTTGGCTGTTTGATGTGGGGCGAGTTGCCTACATAATACACCGATTTTTTGATGTGCACAAGATTTTTCTTCCGGTCAATGTCGGCGCCGGTGAGGGCCAGCGCCTCGCCCCGGCGGCATCCGGTATAATAAACCAGGAAGGCGAACAGGCCGAAGGGGAGGCCTGCGCCTTTTTTTATAAGCTCGATCTGCTCCGGAGACGGCGCGTCCCGGTGGGCCTGCGTCAGGTTCCGGGGAGGCTTCACGGCACTGGCCGGGTTATAGCTCACAATGCCGTCCACTTCGGCCTTGCGGAAGATCTGCCGGATGATTTGGAGCTGCGTCACCACGGTCTTCCGGGCGTGGGTGGCGGCGAAGTCCTTGATATACTGGTCAATCTCTTTCGCGGTGATTTCGCCGGGTAATCGCCCGGCAAATTCCTTCTTGGCCCGAGCCAGTGCGGGGCGGTAGCTTTTCTGGGTGTTGTGCTCTAAGGTCAGTTCGATCTCCGCCCACCATGCGTCTGCGATTTTCTCAAATACGGCGGCTTTTTCCGCTTCGATGCGGTCCGCCTCCCGGTCGAAGGCTTTGACCTTCTCCCAGACCTCCTTGTCAGTTTTCCCCCGGAAGGCCTTCCGCTTGCCGTTGATCCGGAGGATGGTCTCGTGGAGGCCGTCAGGCCGGACGTAGTATTTTGGATAGCGTGCCATAGGTCACCCTCGCCAAAAGCCGACCTGGACGCAGCTGAAATCCAGATACAGGCCGTACAGGATGGCCAGGAACAGAAGCACGATCAGGGCGGCAATGATGCGGTTCCGGGTCTTGACGCCCTGCTTTATCATTGTAATAATCTCACGTTTGTTGGATAGACGCTTCTCAAGGCCGACTTTCTCAGCCTGCAAGGTTTCTTCCGTGGCCGTATAGTGATTCCCTATGCCAAAAAACTCATCTATGGAAATCCCAAGGACAGCGCAGATCGGCCCTGCGGTATTGATGGACGGCGCTTTTGACGCATTTGCAAAAAAGTTGTTGACCGTGGACAGCGGCACGCCCGATTGGTCCGCGATGTCTTGCGCCGTCAGGTGCAAAGCGCTTTTTTTATCTCTGCATAAGTCTTGTATCGTCAAAAAATCGCCCTCCTGTGTTAAATTTCCCCATATGGGCAGGTAAAGTCTCAAATCCGGTCCGGCAGTATACTGCACATTTCCCCAATTTGGGCATTGCACTGCCAAACCCATTTCTGGTACGGTTTTCTTGCGGACAGGCAGACGCCCCCTCTGCCGGAAACGCAAAGTGCCCCGCCGCTTGTTGCAGAGGCGACGGGGCACTTACTTATTTATCTTCTTCTGACGTCTCAGCAACAGGACGTTCCGGATTTTTGAGTTTTCTGCGGACGCTTAGGCCCCAACCGACCAAAGCGGCTCCCACAAGGCACGTTGCAAATGCGATTGCCGGGTCCTTGGTTCCATAGGCCGCGCCGCTTATGAGAAACAGCACGCCCCAAACGATCTTTGCCCGAAACCGGGGGCGGCGCTGGGAAGTGCTGGTTTTTGCGCCGCTGCCGATTTTGTGCTCCGTCACATGGGACAGGCCACCGGGCAGCGTGACGGTCTCCCGGACGGTGCCCTTGGCGGTTTTGGTGACGCGGTAGCGTTTGCTTCCGACGCTGTACCCTATGCCGGATTTGCTAAAGTTCAGGCGGAACGGGCCTGCTTTAACGCTTTTGCGATATCTCCAGCCCATAGATTAGTGGACGCACTTGTCGCAGGGCGTCAGGCCCATGCCGGTGGCGGTGCTGTAAGGCACTTCCCAGTAGGTGCCGCCGTTGCAGTGGGGATCGTTGTGGTACTTGCTGCCGGTGCGGGTGATGTAGGTAGGCTTGGAGGCCTCCGGATGCGTCAGCACTACGGTAGCGGTGGAGCCGTCCCACGCCACCTGAAGGCCCAGAGACTCCGCCAGAGCGCGGGCAGGGATGTAGTTCGTCCCGGCGAACATAAAGGGCTCTACGGTGTTGCCCTTGGCGTCCCGCAGATCCAGCACCTGCCCATCCAGAGATACCTTGATATCACGGTATTCGATCTCCTGCTGCACTTTGCCGCTGGTAGCGCTTGCCGTGCCAACCAGGCACATGAGCAGCAGCGTGGCCAGAACTCCGGCTAAGAATCCTCTTTTCATGTCGTCCACATCCAATCTGTTAAAATTAGGCCCGAGGCTTGGGCCTTGAATATATGTTTGGGAGGCATCACCATGAGCAACCAGATCACCCGCACGGTGTCCGATTCGGACCGCGACCACATGACCCTGGCGCTCTATCGCCAGTTGACGCCGGAGGAGCGTGAGCAAGTCAACGCTTACCTCGCGCAGCTATTAGCATCTCGATATACTCCCGTGCCTTCTCCCGCTCCTCGCGGGTAAGCAAGTCCCAGCACTCCGGACGCTCGTCCCCTTCGGGGGACGGGCGTTCCTTTTTGCCTAAGAGTTCCTCTTTTGTTATTTTGAAATAATCAGCCAATTTTTGCAAAATGGCATCAGTTGGGGCGTGGCCGTTTTTCCACCGAGTATTAGCTGATTTGCCTATTCCGAGTTCAAGCAAAACAGCAGACGGTGTTTTCCCAACGGAATTACATGCCCTTATGAAATTATCATAAAACACAAAAACACCGCCCTGCACTTTGTGTAAAGTACCGAAAGTAACAAAATAGTCCCGAAAGTGTTGACAGTACCGAAAGTACCGAGTATATTATAGCCATAGAGGACATAGCCCCGAGGACAATATACCACACCGGGGCAACGCCGTCAAGGCGGGAAAGGAGCAATCATGATCGTTAACAGAGTCAAGGAGCTGCGGACGGCGGCCGGGATGACCCAGAAGGCACTGGCTGACCAGCTGGGCGTCACCGTCCCTACGGTAAGCAAGTGGGAGCTGGGCCAGCGGACCCCGGAGCTGGAGAGAGTTTTCCGCATGACGCTGATCTTCGGCGTCCCCATTGAGGAGATCGTCCAGCGGACGGAGAGCGCGTGAGAAGGGAGGAGCGGACATGGCACGAGAGCGTGAGAGCTTCCGGGATCAGCTGCAATCCTTACAGGCCAAATTCCCGGAGCAGGAGGTTTTGAGCAAGGATCAGGCCTGCAAGCTGCTGGGTCTGGACTGGGACGCGCTGGTCCACAATGACGGCTTCCCGGCCAAGAAAGTTGGGAAGCGCTACATCATCCCCATTGTACCATTGGCACGGTGGATGGTTACATGGTAGCGCAGGAAGGAGGAAAAGACAATGGAACGAAAGTACCCGAATTTGTACCAGAGGGCAAGGCTGAGTACCGGGTTGACGCAGGAGCGTGCAGCGGAGCTGCTTGGACTGTCGCCGGAAAGTCTGAAGCAGTACGAGGGCGGCAAGACGGTGCCCAAGGACGAGACGGTGGCCAAGATGGTGGAGGTGTACAGCTGCCCATGGCTGGCATTGGAGCACGCGCAGGCCACGGACACGCTGGGCGTGATGCCGGAGGTGACGCCGAGGCCGCTGCCAATGGCGAGCATCGCCCTGCGGAACCGTCTGCAAGACGCGACGGGCCGGTTGGACGCCCTGCTCCGGATCGCGGAGGACGGCGTGATCGACGAGGCTGAGCGGCCGGAGTTCGATTCCATCGTGGTGGAGCTGCGGGAGACCATGGCGGCCATCTATCAGGTGATCTACTCAGGCGCAAAAAGAGAACGCCCCGAGGCGGCAACCTCAGAGCGTTCAGGGGAAAAAGTGTGTGGTATTGGATCAACCACTGGATGTATCAATTATAGCACAAGGTCCACGCCGCACGCAAGCCCTAATTTTTGCCGGGAATGGGGCGCGTCCCTGTGACCGGTTGGGCAATGTTCTTCATGGTCGTCGGCGTGGCGACGGTGGCGGCAATCCCGCTGCGGATCGTGGATCGGATGGAGAGATAGTGGTATTGGCGGATTGCGAAGGGCAACGTAGATTTTCGTATAATTTGTGGAATTTGAGGTGATCGAATGAGCAATAGCGTTCCTCTGCGCCAATGGTATATAGAGCATAAAATATGCGTTTCCTGCGGACAGCGTGATGCATTTAACGGGAGACAGAAGTGCCCAGAATGTTTAGAAAAAGCGACGCTAAATAACATAAAATACAGGAGCCTCGAAAGGGAACGCAATTATTACCAGAGAAGAAAAGAAAAGCGGGATGCCCGTATATCCGCTGGATTATGCCCAATCTGTGGCAAAGTGGCAGTAAAAGGTCAATTATGCCTTGAGTGCTATATAAAACATCAGAGAAGGCATGAAAAAGAAAAGCAACAACGCGCATTGCGCGGAGACCCTCGTAGAGAACGTATTAAAAATGGGCTATGTTGGTTTTGTGATTCTCCGGCTTTAGAAGGGAAAAAGGTTTGTCAAAAGCACTACGACGAGATTCAGGCAAGATTTCACAACAGAGGAGGGGATGAACACCCGTGGGCAAAAGACGAAGCGGTGAGGCGTGCAGAACTCAAATAGAGTCTTTCCGTGAGTACCTGGAGGACAAAGAGCTGTCTGATAATACCGTAAGGGCTTACATAACTGCGATGGAACAGTTCTTTTCATCATTTGGGGAAATATCAAAGAAGAACGGCCTCGATTGGAAACGGGAACTGCAAGAAAAAGGATTAAAAGCGAAATCTATCAACATCAAGCTCAATGCATTTAATTCGTTCTGCGGGATGGTTCGCGATGATGGAAGCAAAGTCAAGACGATGCGCGTCCATCAGGCTACAGCTGTTAGTAATGTTATATCCGAACAAGACTACAAAAAGCTGCTGGATGGATTGAAAAATGATGGAAATATGCGCTGGTATTACAATATCAAGTTGCTTGCTTCAACTGGTGCCCGTGTGAGTGAGTATGTGCGGCTTAAAAAAACAGATTTTTCAAGAGGATACGCGGAAATGTGGACGAAAGGGAAAATTAGAAGGATTTACATTCCGAAGTCATTTTTGGATGAAACTGATGGGTATTATTCGAGCTTTGGGCCGGACGATTTTCTTGCTGTTGGCCGAAACGGAGGGCAAATCACGACCAGAGGCGTTTCTCAAATGCTCATGACGTTTGCTGCGAGGTATGGAATTGATAAAAAAGTCATGCATCCACACTCTTTTCGGCACATGTTTGCAGTTCAGTTCCTGCGGCGGAATAACAACCTATCCCTGCTGGCTGATGTTCTTGGACATTCCAGTGTTTCAACGACAGCAATTTATACGCGGATGACGAAAGAGCAGCAGCAGGACGCAGTTAATAAAACAATCAATTGGTAGGTGAAAGAAATGGATATTGAAAGGCTTTACAAGAATTTTATAGATGCTGGCCAACAGCCGTGTAGCAGAGGAGATTCTCAGCGCGGAATCAAAATGCATCAGTATAGGACTGCAAAACAGCAGTTGTTTGAAGCTTTAAAAGATGACTATTTCGCCGGGAAATTATGCTCTGTTCTGGCAGATGAGCTTGTTCAAACAATTTCTGAATCAACGCAGAATCCGGAATGCTTCTGGGGATCTCCCAGAACCGCTAAGAGTAATCAAGCAATCTTTGTATACGAAAAGAATGAACGTCTGTTTGAAGAACTTCTGCGATGCTGGTTGGAAAGATAAGGGGACAATATGGCAAGGTATGACTGCGGCTATGGGGCATGGATCCCCGGCCCGGTTTTGGACGATCCGGGGCTTCGGCCCCGGTCGCTGATCCTATACGCACGGATCGCGCGGCGGGCCAACCGGGTAGGCTTTTGTTACGCGACCAACGCAACGCTGATCGAGGACATGACTGCCGTGGACGAGGATGGCTCCGTGCGGGTGATCTCTGAGCGGACGGTACAGGCCATGCTGGCAGAGCTTCAGGAGCGGGGGCACATCCACACGGATAACGGCCCCCTTCCTCCGGACAAAAGCGGCACGGTGCGGACCGGTCGGCGGATCTACATCGGGCGGTCTCTGGCATCGGTCCCGGACGCTGCGCAGGGGGGTGAAGAAAATTTCACCCCTGAAGATTTCTGCACCCCAGGGGTGAAGAAAACTGCACCCCCCTTTAAATGTATAAAAGATAATAATAAAAATACCCCTATAGCCCCCTGCGCAGATGCGCACTTTGAGTCGTTCTGGTCGGCGTATCCCCGGCATGTGGACAAGCAGCGGGCGCGGAAGGCATGGGCGAAGCTGAAGCCGGACGAGGCGTTGGTGGAGACCATCCTCCGGGCGGTGAAGGCCCAGGCAGCCTGTGAGCAGTGGACACGGGACGGCGGGGCGTACATCCCCTATCCCGCCACCTGGCTCAATGGCCGCCGGTGGGAGGACGAGCTGCCGGGGCGGTCCGATTCGGACCGGGGCGGTGAGAGCCGGGAGGTCTGCGGATGGGAAACGTAAGGACAGACGAAAAGCTGGATCACCTGCTGGACGCGGAGCGGGCGGTGATCGGGGCCATGCTGGTAGACCCGGATGTGGTGCGGCCCCTGCTGTCCCGGGTGCGGGACGCTGATTTCTACAACCCCGCCAACCGGCTGATCTTCCAGACGGCCCGGGCGCTGTTCCGGGCGGGGGGCACGCCGGACGCCGTGACCATCCGAGACAGGATTGGCCCGGACTACTCCCGGTACATGGCGGAGCTGGTGGAGATCACGCCCACCGCTGCCAACTGGGAGGCTTACGCGGAGGCCATGCGGTCTCAGGCCACCGTCCGCCGGATCCACGAGTTCGCCGACGCTCTGAGCGCGGCTCAGACGGTGGAGGACTGCCGGCCGGTGTGTGCCAAGCTGTCCCGGGAGCTGAGCGAGGGGACCAGCGTGGAGGCGTGGACCATGGCGCAGATGACTGAGGACTTCTGTCAGGCGCAGGACCCGGACGCTCCGGCCCCGGTGTACATCGACTACGGTCTGGACTTCCTCAAGGGCCGGACCTACACGAAACCGGGAGACGTGGTCATCATCGGCGGCTATCCCTCCGACGGCAAGACGGCGCTGGCCTTGCAGATGGCCTACCGGATGGCCCAGGATCACCGGGTCGGCTTTTTCAGCTTGGAGACGGACAAGGCTAAGATCCGGGACCGGCTCATGGCTGCCGTGGTGCAGATCGACTTTGACCGGATCAAGACCCGCAGCCTGACCGAGGACGACTGGCGGGCCTTCGCCGAGAAATCCGCCGACATGGCGGGCCGGGGACTGACGGTGGTGGAGGCTTCCGGCATGACGGCCACCACCATCCAGAGCGTCAGCCAGGCGTATGGCTTCGACGTGATCTTTCTGGACTACATTCAGCTGGTCACCCCGGAGATCGACCAGCGGGCGCCCCGCAGTGAGCAGATGGCGGCGGTGTCCCGGCAGCTGCACACCTTCGCCCAGAAATCCGGGACGCTGGTGGTGGAGCTAGCCCAGCTGAGCCGGCCGGACAAAGCCGCCGGATGGCGGGCGCCGGTGATGAGCGATCTGAAGGAGTCCGGCCAGTTCGAGCAGGACGCGGACATGATCTTTATGGTCTACCGCCCGGACCCCAAGGCCAAGGACGGCCCGGAGCTGGACCAGAACAAGCACCGGGTTTTGAAGATCGCGAAGAACAAGGAAGGCCCCCGTGGGGCGTGGTACATGGTATTCGACGGGCCGAAGCAGACTTTCTCGCTGCTGGTCAATCCGGACGGCCGCTCCGTTATGCGGCAATTTTCTGCCGCTGGAAAAGCGGACAAGCAGCGGCCCCGGCAGGTGAGCTTCTGGGGCGACGGGTCCGACTGGACCGAGGCCCCGGCGGACACCGAGACGCCGTGGGAAAACGAGGGGGAAAAGAAAGCATGAAACGCAAAAAGAAATTGAACTTGGATGAGGCTCAGGACGAAATCGCAGATATTGAGCATGTTGGCCTGCTGACCAGCAGGGTGGTGTATATTCACCCAGCAAGGCGGTACTACGTTGAGGAGTTTCTCAGCTTGGTTACTGGGGAGCGGTGGCGGGAGGCGAGATGGTTCCCTTTGGAGCCGCAGGCAGATCTTCCGCAGCGGAAACCGCATTTTGACTACACGAAAAAACTCAAGACTTGAGCGATAAAGGGGAAAAGGTGAAGTATGAGAGCTATCGCGATCATGAACAACAAGGGCGGCGTCGGCAAAACCGTCACCGCCATCAATCTGGCTGATATTTTAGCCAATGACTACAAGCAGCGGGTCGTGCTGGTGGATTGCGACGGACAAGCCAACCTGACCGGCTTTTTCCTGCCGGGGCAAGACATGGATAGCGTCACCACGGCGGATGTGCTGACCGGGGACTGTGAGCAGGTATGGAGCGATAACCTCATTCCGCTGGGAGAGCGTTTGCAGCTCCTGCCCAGCAGCTCCGGCCTGTACGATCTGGATCTCAGCGCCATCAAGGACGGCGTGGGCGCGCCAGAGCGAATGATCGATTTTGTGTCTGCCGCCCGGGAGGACGGCGATGCGGACTGGATGATCTTTGACTGTCCCCCGGGCTATACGCTGGCCAGCGTGGCGGCACTGCTGTCCGTTGACGAGGTTTTGATCCCGGTCACGGCGGACAAGTTTTCCATCGACGGCGTGCTGGCCGTGGCCCAGCAGGCCAGAAAGCTGACCACCACCCGGCCGGGGCTGCGTGTTCGGGCGCTGCTGACGCAGGTGCGCCGATCCGACATTGTGACGGAGGCGGAAAATGCGCTGGAGCGCATGCGGGTGGAGGTGTGCCGGGCCAAGATCCGGCGGACGGATAAGGTGCCGGAGAGCACGGTGACGCTGCTGCCCCTGCGGCAGTACAGCCCCGGCAGCAGTGCCTGTCAGGATTACCGGGCGTTGGCGTCGGAGCTGATGATGGAAAGAGAGGGATAACATGGCCGGGAAGAATTTTGATATTTCCAAATTTGCCGCTACGCTGAAACCGGTGTCAGAATCGGACACCATGATGGAGATCCCGGTTGACGATATCCGGGACAATCCCCGCAACTTCTACCCAACGCCTGACCCTCAAGCGCTGCGGGCCTTAGCGGACTCCATCCGGGCCAACGGGCTGTTGGAGCCGCCTACGGTGGTCCCTGCCGGTGACGGCACCTATCGCCTGATCTCCGGCCACAGCCGTCTGGCTGCGATCCGGAGCATGTGGGAGGACGGCACCGAGGAGGACTTGGCGCGATTTTCCAAGATCCTGTGCCGAGTGCTGCCCCCCATGTCGGAGGGGCAGGAGCAGGCGGCGGTGATCGAGGCCAACCGGCAGCGGGTGAAGTCCAACGCTCTGCTGGCCGATGAGGCGGAAAAGCTGACGGCGGCCTACATCAAACGCCGGGAGGCCGGGGAGGAGCTTCCCGGGCGCATCCGGGACCGTGTGGCGGAGGCCTTGAAGATAAACGCCACGAAGGTGGCCAACCTGTCGGCCATCAAGAACGGCCTGAAGGTGCCGGGACTGGTGGAACGCTGGAAGCGGGACGAGATCCCGGAGGCGGCGGCCTTGCAGATCGCCCGGATGGACATTGACGAGCAGTACCGGCTGCTGGACTGGATCATCGACAAGAGACGGAGCTGCACCATCAACGAGGTGCGGAAGTTCTCCACCTGCTATACAGTGACGCGCCGGAAGTGTGAGCACACCGGCCGGATGTGCGAGAATGCGGAGCGAATGTATGACCATGATTACCGATACGGCGAGTGGCACGGCTCCAACTGTTGCCTGCACTGTCTGGATCGGGACACCTGCCCGGCGGCCTGCCAGTATGTGGAGAAAAAGCCGGTGGAGCAGCCGGAAAAACCGCCGCTGAATCCGGCGGTGAAGGACCCCCGACTGGACTACAAGGTGATGGTTCCCACCTTCTGCCAGCGGGTGCGGGCGCTGCGGGAACAGACCGGCATGAGCAAAAAAGAATTTGCGGAGAGCATCAACGAATACCCCAACACATACAGCGCCTACGAAAATAACTCCATATGCGGAGCAGACAAGGTGCCAAAACTGGCTCTGTGCCTGGGCACCACCACGGACTACCTCTACGGCCTGACGGATGAGTTGACACCGCCGACGCTGCCGGAGGGCCAGCTGATGATCTCCGGATGGATGCCCGGCAGCACTACTCCGGCGGAGCCGGGAGAGTTTGCAACCTATGTGGACCTGGGCGACGGGAAACTTCTGAAGCGTTTTTTTGATTGGGATGGCCAACACTGGATGATGCCGGGCGGCATCGAGGCACAAGCCCCCGTGGCCTGGTGGATGAGACTGCCGCCTGTCCCAGCGGCAGGGAAAGGAGACGGAAATGATTAAAGTAACGGTAAAATTGCAAGGGGATAAGTGCCCGTGCGAGATCGATATGCGCGGGGACCCTGTACAAATCATCGTTGAGACTGGGTATATGCTGCGAGGCATATATATGGGCCTTGAGCGTAATCACCCCACATTTGCACGCTTATTTGCAAAATCTATAGAGCGCATGGCAACGGACCCACAATTTTGGGAGGCTAACGCAGTCAAAAATGCAAAAGTGATGGACTTGGACACAAAAGGCGGTGGCTCATGAGCCGATACACAGGGCGCGGAAAGCGCCGCAGCCGGGTTCTCCCGGTGCTGACTCTGGCGGCCGCCGTGGCTGCCGTGATCCTGCTGACGGTAGCGGTCAAGGGTGTGGCCCTATGACCGCGCCTCCGTGCCTAAACTGCCCGGATCGCCGGATCGGATGTCACGATCCGGCGGTTTGCCCCCAGTGGGCGGCCTATGATGAGATCCATCGGGCAGAGCTGGCGGCCATGCCGTCCTACAGAGAGCGGGAGGACATGGTAGAGTATATCAAGGACAGGCGGCGGCGCTACATGCCGGGCCGCTGGAAAAAGGAGAAATCATGCTGAATCATATCGTACTGATGGGGCGTTTGACCCGTGACCCGGAGCTGCGGCATACCGGAAACGGAACCGCTGTGGCGTCCTTCTCTCTGGCGGTCGACCGGGACTATAAGGGCCAGTCCGGCGAGAAGGAGCCGGACTTCGTGGACATCGTGGCGTGGCGCTCCACGGCGGACTTCGTGAGCAAGTTTTTCACCAAGGGCCGCATGGCCGTGGTGGAGGGCCGCTTGCAGATCCGGGACTGGAAGGACAAGGACGGGGACAACCGGCGCTCCGCTGAAGTGGTGGCGGAGCATGTGTATTTTGGCGATAGCAAGCGGTCCGAATCGGACACGCCGCCTGCGTCAGGGGACTTCCGGGAGATCCCGGAGGATGAGGAAGGAGAGCTGCCATTTTGAGAGATCAAGAACTCGTAAATGCGCTGCGTGAGCACGCAGATTGGTGGGAAAATGGGGACATGATGGATCCGCTGGGAGGGCTGGAGAAAGACCTGTTTGCAGCCGCTGACCGGCTGGAGAATCAAAACGCACACATCGCGGCGCTCCAGCAGGAAATTGAGAAGCTGCGGGGGCAGAATAGACAACTGATGCTTGAACGCAACTATGTTATGTCGATAATTGCGGGTGTTACCAAAGCCGGAAAGACGTGGATGTGCCAGTATTGCGCTCATTGCAAGGGCACCGTAAGCGGCATGGCTGACTGCGATTCCAAGAAGCTGTGTGTTATGCCATATAGTCAGTTTGAGCTAAAAAGGCCGGAGCCGCCGGAGGAGGAAAAATAAATGAAAAGACTGACAACTAATTGCCCGGATAACAACCTTGATGCCGCCCTGAATCTGTTTTACATCAAAGACTCCGAGACGTGGGTACGGGGCGGAGGTGATGGTCCGGATTACCCGGACATCCGGCTCTACGATTTTATCCGCAAAGCCGCAAAGATTTTACTGCCGGACTTGGACTTCCCAACAGATGATGACGGCGTAGACTATGCGATGGGTGAGCTTTTACTGGACGGTCCTGATGAGCCAACAGGATTGCTTGCCCTGCTATATACCGCAGCATGGTCATACGCAGAACTGCGTGGCAGGCTCATGCAATATGAGGACACGGGCCTGGAACCTGCGATGTGCGCCAATTACAAGACGTTTGAGGATGAGGCTATCAGTAAGGGCGTGCCATTCAAACGCATTGTTGCGCTGATGGAGGCCGACAGAGCCGGTCGGCTGGCGGTGCTGCCGGAAGGGCCGGAGGTGAAATGATGGATGCGGTGAAGTTTGTAAAAACGTTGGGCAGAATGTGCAACGCTGAGTGCATCAGATGTGAGTTTTGGAAAAGAAGAAGCAGTGGTGAATCCTGCACTTCCTGGCAAAAAACCCACCCGGAGGAAGCCGTTGCCATTGTGGAGCAGGGGGCAAAGGAGTACCCCGCCAAAACCCGCCAGAGCGAGTTCCTGAAGCATTACCCGGAGGCGGAACTTGCGCAAGACGGTATCTTAATGATATGCCCGACTTCGATCTCTGCCGCGTATAGGGAAAAAGATGGGAGTTGCGACAGCCGTTCCGACTCGTGCACTGAATGCCGCCGGAAATTCTGGCTTGCGGAGGTGGAATTATGAAAAAATGCACCGGTGAAAACTGCCCTATGCAGATGGGCTATGACTTTGAAAACTGCGCCGCAATCGAAAAGTGCCCGTATCGCACGTGGCCCGTTACCATTGCCGACCGGATCCGGAGCATGACGGACAACGAGCTGGCCGGAGTGCTGTACGATTTCCGGATGGATTTCATCGTGAAAGGCCTCTCTGGTGTTTCGACGATGCCAGCAGATTTTCGCGAAATTAAAAAATGGCTTGAAACCCCGTGGGAGGACAAGCCGTGAGCGAGGCTCAGAATGGAGTGAATGTGATGGAAAGACTGACTTTTGACGGGAATTTTTGTGACATTGCGCAGTGTACAAGCACCCCGGGCGGCAGCTTTTGTGAGGATGGTTCCTGCTCAGCGCGTAAGGTATGGGAACGGCTGAAAGCCTACGAGGCCACGGAGCTGACGCCGGAAGAAATCGACATGGATCACGAAGCCGCAGAGCAGCTCCGCCATCTGTGCCGAGACTGCGATCTTGAGCAGTTGGAGGAACTGGCCGAGGCCGATAAGGCCGGTCGGCTGGTAGTGCTGCCGTGCAAAGTGGGCGATACGCTATGGGTGACTGGCCGTGACAATGTGCCGCGAGAAATGAAGCTTGAAGCCCCGGACATCAGAACTGTTTGCACGGATGAGGATAATCTGTGTATGTCAACGTGCAATCGCAAGCCGGACGGGTTCTGCGCGTATCGTCTGCGTAATGATGGTGCAGACATCGGCAAGACCGTATTCCTGACCCGCGAGAAAGCGGAGAAAGCATTGGAGGCGATGAAGGATGAGTAAGGCTGTTATGCTGAGCATCCGCCCCAAGTGGGTGGAGAAGATCGCCAACGGCGAAAAACCCATCGAGGTCCGAAAGACCAAGCCGAAGCTGGACACGCCGTTTAAGTGCTATATCTACTGCACGCTGCCAAAATATCCGCACGAGGACTTCATTTCGACGGACTATCCAATGCCACAGTTTTACGGCGGCGGCAAGGTCGTCGGGGAGTTTACCTGTGAGCGGGTCGTCCCGATCACATACGATGGCGGCAGGCTATGGTGTCCGACAAATGCCGCCTTTTCCCCTGCGACGTGCTTATCTCAGGCAGAAATTATAGCTTATATCGGCGATAAGGGGCGTTGTTACGGCTGGCACATCTCCGACCTGCTGATCTATGACCAGTTGCGCGAACTAAGCGAGTTCCAGCGTGCAACTGACCCGTGCGATTCTTGCCATGCAGAATACACATGGGAATGCACGGACTGCAAAAAAATTGGCGGTAACATTAAGCGCCCGCCCCAGAGCTGGTGCTATGTGGAGGCGACGAAGGATGGATGACTTAAAACCGTGCCCGTTCTGCGGCGGTAAACTGAACTTTTACCGGGAAAACTATGTGAATCGTTTCGGAAAGCGCATCATTAAGCAATACTGGATGCACGATGATACAGATTGTGTCCTTAACGACATAAATCAGCCTTTTGTTTTAGGGGCTGGAGACGCAAATCCGGAAACGGGTTATCCGGGAGAGTATGCTGAAAAATGGAACAGGAGGGCTGACAATGGCTGAATACATCAAGCGAGATGCGGCGATTCGCGAGATAGAGCAAATAAATCCTGTTGACTATGGTGCTATGTGGGACTATGAAGCTCATCATTGGGCAGGAGAATGTCTAAGAGACTGCAAAGAGGCGATTGATAGTATTCCCACCGCAGACGTGGCCCCAATCGAAGCGCTGGAACGGCTGCGGGACGAACTGTGTGCGCAGGACCTAATCACCATGGAGGGGCTGAGAAAGTTGAACACGCTGAT